CCATAGGCCCGCGGGTCGATAGTTCACCTCGACGGTGGACGCGCCATGCGCGTCGAAACCGACACCGAGCGGCATGCGGCGACCGAACCCGGAAAACGAGCGGTCGCCACCAAGATCGCGGGTCGCTGCCTCAAGAGATGCCTTCTTGGCGCCCATGCCGGCAGCATTCACGATTCGCTTCAATGTGGCAGGTGATGTGATCTTCTCTAGCTTGAATCCGAAGCTAACCAACGGCGTCGCCATCTCTGACCTGCTCTCATGTCTTTCTCACGCGGTCAGGGGTAGCGTCGAACCCATGAGACTCGTCTTCACCCTGCCCGCCGCTTTCGCCGCGGTCGCCACCTTCGCCGCCCTGCTCACCGTCTGGCCAGACCACACGACCGCAGTCCTGCGCCTGATCGACGGCCTCGCCTGACGGATTAGGCGATGGCCTTCGTCACTCCGGCCGATGTGACCGGGCAGGTCACCTCGTTCGATCGCAAGTCGCCCACCGGGTTGCCGGTGTCGAGGTTGAGCAGCGTTGCCGTGCCGGAGAACTTCGGGTTGTCAACGCCGGTCACCCCGGTGTTGGCGTTCCCCTCGAAGTAGAACTCCGCGGACGTGGTCGAGATGATGTCCCAGAGCTCGGCCCACAGGCCGGCCGCGTTCACGTCCGAGAAGAACGAGATCACGACCTCTTGGTTGGTGACGCCGGCCTTCGACGAGCCGCGGGGCTGGCCGAGGGTGCCGGGGATCTCCACCGACACGCGAGTCGTGATGACCTTCATCTGCGAGACGAAGTTGGAGAAGTCGACCGCCGATCCCACGTTGGGACCGATCTTGATATTGCCACCTAGCTGGATTTCGCCGGCCATTTAACCCTCCTCAGAGGTTGTCTTGCGGCGACTGGCCGCTGGTTGCTTCTTGGTCTTGGCGTCGTCGTCGCCGCCACGACGGGCGGCGTGCTTCTCGACGAGTTCGGCCATGGCTTCGGCCTGCTCCGCTTCCCGCTCGGGGCGGGTCGCTTCCAGGTACCGCCGACGTGACATCGGCTCGCCGTCGATCTCGCCGAAGACGGGCATACCGTCCTCCGGGTCGAGCTCGGTGCCGTCCAACGACCGCTCGAGCTCGACTGACGCGCCTTCGTCGGCGGCCATCAGATGAACCTCACCACGCAGGCAGTCACCGCTGTGACCTGAGAGAACGTCACATCGGCGTTGCCGTCGGCCGGGTCCTGGTACTGGCGGTCGATCTTGATCAGGCGAGTAGTGCTGGTTAGCGCCGAGAACACCAGATCCGGCACAGCCGTGCCGTTGATCGCGTTGCCCTTGCCGTCGATCGTGATCGTGGTGGCGGTGGCACCGACCGTGACCAACAGGTAGGTCCGGTCGTCGGGCGCCAGGATTGTCTCGACCGTGGTCGGTGCAGCCAGCGAGGCGCCCGGCGTGGTGCCGGTGTAGCCCACTTGTACGTCGTTCAGAGCCATGTTTCTCCTCGGGGTTAGGCGTTGCGCCTGGTATTGACTTCGATCACGACCGCGGCGACATCGACGGGTGTTTGAGCGGTTTCGCCCCACACGCCTCGACCCTCGTACTGGACGCTCTCAATCGTCGATGAGCGAGCCGCGCCGCCAAACGTCGGGTCGGCAAGCAACGCTTCGATCACACTGTTCTGAGCAGTAGGCCCGTACGACAGAAACTCGTCGAGCACCATCTGCCCATCGACACTCGGCCCTGCCGGACACACCACCCGGACACGGAAGTGGACGGTGCACAACTCGAGGCGAGACAGCGTGTCATCGAACGTCAGATAGCTCGAATCAGGGGCCACCAACACGGCCGGCGGTGACGGCGAGTCGGGCAGGTAGCCGCCGTACACGTTCACCTCACGGGCCACCCGGCCCTGTATCTGGACGGCGATCGCCGACCGCAGAACGGCCAGGTCGAGACCCATCAGGCAAAGTCCAGGAGGACGTTCGGATGAAGCAGTTTCGTGAGCTGGGCCTGAACGTGCGGATTGTCACGTACCCGAACGACCGCGCCCGTCATGTCAAACCCGCCAATCCCGAAGTTCACCTTGCGAAGATGGACGAGATCCTTGGCAGCGATCCCGGTGGCGGCCTTCACTTGTGGCGGGATCAACGTCCAACCCCATCGGTCTGACGTCACCGTGACCGTCGCCTTCATCCCACGATGCGTCCAGCAGGTGTCGAGGCGACGCAAGGTGCAGAACGGCCGATACTCGCCGGTGGACGACAAACCGTTCAGCGGCTCGAGCTGAATGTCAGCCAGGTCGACGGCCTGACCGTCGTCAGTGACGATCAGGCCCGCTGCGTCGGCGAGATCATGTACATGCACGACGTCGTCCGACGGCCGGTACGACCTCGACATAACAACCGGCGGATTGGCGGGCGGATTGAACCGGCGGCCACACAAACCGTCGATCCCCCGCTCGGCAGCCGCCAACATGTTCGCCAAGAAGGTGGTGTCTGCGACGATCTCCGACTCGACGTACTGCTGCAGCTCGGCGAGAGTCAGGTACGTCCCCATCAGCCAGACTTACGAGGACGACCGGGGCCACGCTTGGTGGTCAACCCCGACTTACGCTCGTCTACGTCGTCCTTGGCGACGGCCTTCTCGACCTGGGCGCGTGCCGCCACCGGCTCGGCAGTACCGTTAGCGCAGTATTTGGCAGCCTCGAGGTCGGGGAGGTCGACCACCCCACCAGGCTCCGGCCACGGCTCACCGTTGCGGGTGCCGGACGGTGGATACTTCATACGGACCTTCATGGAGGGCCTCCACTCGTTGGAAGGGGGCGGTCGGAACGTCGACCATCTCGGCACGGTCGATGACAATGTGAATGCGTGGCCGGTCGGTCGGGTTGTCAACCCGGTGCGGCTCCCAGTGACGCACCAGGAACGAAACACCGGCGTCGACTCCACAGCCGTCGAACGTGCCGGAAGGATGAATCGGGACGTGCCACCGTTCGCGATACGGACCGGCGTCGATGTGCGGGGCGATGAACCCATGCGGTGGGACCTTGGCGATCCACGCCGTGAACACCGGCTGAAACTCGATCAGCACGAAGGCGAACAGTGCCGCCGCGTCGCGGACGTGACCGCCGACGATGAGCTGCGCGAACTGATACCCGGGGTTGACGTCGTCACCGTCGGTGACGGGCTTCGCCCACGCCCGCGGTGACAGTTGCTCGAGAGCCGAGGCCAGACGATCGGGGGGGAACGTCGGCCCCGGCTCAGCGAGCATCGGGTTAGATGGCCGAATGGGTGAACGACTTGATCGAGCCCGTAAGGTCGACCAGCGCCGCGTCCGCCCGCAACAGTCCCCGGAAGGAAACCATGTCGGTGTCGAAGCGGAAGTCGTCCGACCGCTCGAACCGGATACCTCCGGCGTAGCGGACAAAGAACGTCGACCAGTCGCCGAAGAAGATCGACTCGGCAGACGCCGCCGGAGAGGCAACGAACGGGTCGATATACACCGGCTTGCCGAGGATCGTGTCGGGCTGGCCGACGACGACCGAGGGCTGCCACACGTAGGCACCTTCGGTCGTCTTGATCCGACGGACGAGCGACGCCGTGGTGTCGTTCATCACCCATGCGCAGGAGCTCGACGAGCGGTATGGCGAGATGACGCTGTGGTACAGCGAGATCAGCAAGTCGAAGCCTTGGCCGACGGTCGACTGCGTGCCGAACGTGACCGTCGTACCTGCCGGGCCTGTCACGCCAGCGCCGGCATCGACAGCGATACCGCGAGGCATCGTGGTGCCGGTGCCGGTGATGAGGTGCGTACCGAACGAGTTGCCCAGCGCACGCCCGACGGAGCGGGCGAGGTAGCCGAGGATGTCGACGCCGGTGTCCGTGATGAGCTCACGAGAGATGTCGATGAGACGTCCGTACTTGAACGCACCAAGCGACACCTGACCGAACGTCGGGTCTGCCTCGAGGATTGCCCCGGCCTCTGCCACGATCGCCGGGTTGGCGGTGTGCGTCAGCGTCTTGGGGATCTGGATGACCTCGCCCGATGCCGTGTTGAGCACGGTCGGGCCGGCCTGGAGGACGCCCGACACCTCGATCATGTGCTCGACGAGCTGATTGTAGAAGCTGGTCGGGACGGTGAACTTGCCGGCCGCGTCAGTGAGCTTCGACAGGTCACGTTGGCTGGTGGGCACGGTGCGCGGATCGGGGGCGATCTCGATCGCACGCGGACCGTCACCACGCAGGAAGGCGCGGACCTCGGTGTCGAGGTCGTGCTCACGGTTGTCCTTCGACGGGTCGACGGGTCGACCTTCGAGCGAGCGGATCGAATCCTCTTGATCCTTGGCGTTCTGCTCGCCGACGAGGACACTCTTGATACGCGTGTCGAGGGCGTTGATCTCGCCGTTGAGTTCCGTCCACTGACGGTCCTCCTCGGCGTCCATGTTGCGGTTCTCTTCTGCGGCCTTCTCGGCAACGGACTTGGCCTGCTCCCAGACCTGGGCACGTCGCGCTTGAAGCCGCTTCACGATTTCGGACATGATGCGGTTCCTTTGTTGGAGGGGCGCGACGTGGCTGGCGGCCTGCGTCACAGGGGGTAATGTCCGGCTACCCGGACGCAGACGTCAACGGTGGCTGTCGGCCTGCCGTCTGACGTCTGGGGGAGAGGTGTTACTATCGGAGACACACGAGCGGGCTCAGCCCGACGAACCGCCCACAAGGCGGCGACTGGAGAGTGGTGTGACTCCAGCGCATGGCCCCCGGAAGGGGGCCGTTTGCGTCAACCGACGGGCGGCGATGCGTTGCCGAGCAGTTCGGCAAGAGCGGCTCGGCCGCTCGTCGGCGTCTTCGGTTGCGTGCCGTCGGTGCGGACGAAGAACTTGCGCAGCTCGTTGGCCTCAGCCATCGCCCGGACCTCTTCGAAATCGGCCTCGAAGTGCTCGGCCAGCGAGCGAAGACCCGCGGTGGAGTCGCGATAGGCGGGGAGGTTGACCGGAGCGACATCGACCAACGGCGCCGAGATCAGGGTCCGCAACGGGTAACCCTGCTCGGTCACACCCCAATCGTCCTCGACGTTGTCACGACGGAAGGCAAACGACGACTTACGGACGTCGCCTCGCTCGACAAGCTCGTGCACGTCAGAGCGTGACGAAGGAAGATCGACCTCGTACACCAACCCCGTGTCGTCGACCAACAGGCGCAGCGTGCCGGAGTCGGACGTACCGAGCAGCATGTTGTCGTCATGGTTGTAACGGGCCATCACACCTGGCCAACCATCGCCCCGCGACTTGTTGAAAGCGGTCGGGGCTACCCGCTCGACGAACCCGCCGAGATTGTCAGAGACACGATTGAACACTGCGGCGAAGCCACCGATGGTGCGCTTCCCCTCCCGACCGGCGCGCACCTCGACGGGAACGGCTGTGTAGATTCGCTCGAGCTCGGACATGGTTGGATCTCCTAGTGACTGGACGCCCGGGCGGGCGCTCCGTCCCCATTCGACGACACGGGCTCGAGAGCGGGTGACGTGGGAGCGGGCGGGGGTTTCGGTATCACGGCATCACCGCCGGACACTGGGGGCAACTCCTCGAGCGCCCGAATCTCGTTGACCGATCGGAGTCCGTGCTGCCGGTCGAGGGCGTAGACCTCGTGTCGGGTCTTGATATCGGCCCGGGCCCAGGCATCGGCAGCGAAGCGGACATACTGCCGCTCAGGCAGCAGCGCAGAGAACGCCGACTCGAAGCGCACCAACCACGGGCGGACGTCAGCGACGCGGCGGGTCTGACGATGCTCCTCGTTGCTGTACGTGAGCGAGTTGGCCGCCTCGCCGCCGATCTCCTCGGGGGCGATGCCGTAGATGGCGGCGACCTGGTTGGCGGTCAGTTTCATCGTCTCGATGAACTGCGCCTGTTCGGGAGGGACGGTGACGGGGTTGTAATCCCAGTCCGAACCGTAGACGAGCGGCCGACGACTGCGGATGGACGAAACGAGGCGAGCCTTGATCTCGTCCGACTCATCCTTCGATACCGTCTTCGCCGCGTTCTTGAACGTGCCGGGCGGGAACCCACCGGCATTGAACCAGTCGTTGCCGTAGGACTGCGCATTGAGCCCAGCGGTGATCGTGAGGGCGTAGGCCTCGATCGGCGACAGGCCGAGCGTGCGCCCCGGCATCTTGAACCACGTCACGTGGACGAGTTCCTCGCGGGACACCCGGCGGCCCTTCCAGTACCACTCGGGGCGCAGGACGTTCGAGTCGTCGACGTGAACCTCGTTCATCGGCAACCACACGATCGCCGCCGGGAAGCCCATCCCGTCGAATCGAGTGATGGCACCAACGGCGTTGCCGTGCAGCCCGAGCGAAACAACCGCCTCGAACAGCCACGGCGACATCTCGCCGGACTCATCGAGCTGCCGGAACAGCAGCGGCAGCGTGCTCATCTTCTCCCGGCGGTCGTCGATCCGCCGGTAACCGTGAAGCGGCAGGGTGGAAATCAGGTCACCGAGGTGCCGGTTGGCGGCGTACACCGCGGCCAGCCCGAGCGCCTTCGATTCACTGACGTACTGAGACGACGGGGCACCGACGTCCCAGGGGACATCGGTTATCGCTCGTTGCTCCTCCTGCTTGCGACGGAAGGGCCACATGGCATCACCAAACGCTTTCCAGCGTGTCGTAGGGTTGGTCGGCGCCGGGGACCCCGCCGAGCGCCAGGGTGACGGCGACAAGCGGCGAGATGTCTGCCGACGAGTTCCGGCGGTCCCACGCCCACGCCTCGGACACGTTGCGCTTCACCGCCGACAGGAGCGCCACATCGAGATTCGTCGGCTGATGGGGGTGGCGCAGCAGATCATTCTCGACGTGATCCACAAAGGCGCCGCACGCCTGCGCGTGTTCACGCAACGGCACCTCGTACACCTCGACGCCGAGCTCGCGGAGAGATGAGATCATCGAGCCGGCCGGAGACGCCGGATCGAGGCGCAGTGGAGAGCGGAACCGCTCCCACAGTGACCTAGCTTCGGCGAGAACCCAGCCAGTGCCGGGATCACGCCGCACGACGCCAACATGGACGATGCCGTCTACACGACGACCCGCGGCGGCGAACGACGACCAGGAACGCTCCGGGGTGATGTCGAGCGCCCATGACACAGGACCGGCGATCTTCGACTCGACGGCGGTCAGACCGCTCCAGCGGTCCATATCGATGATCGCCGATTGCTTGCTCGGATCTACGGGAATGTTCAGCCAAGCCCGCTTGAACTCGGTCAAGTCACCGTCGTCCCCACGCATCTCGTCGAGAGCCTGGCGGATCGTCCGCTCCGTGATGGTGTAGCCCAGCGCGGGATGACAACGCCGCCATGTGTCCGGTGACTCGGGGTCGTCCTTCGGATCGGCGGACCATTCGAAGTAAGCGATCCCACCGCGCCGCCCGGCCTCAACCGCCTTGCGGCCGGCGGTCCGTTTGCGACGCAAGATCACGCCGCGAGCATCCTCGGCGGTAGAGCAAATCAGCTTTTGGCGATCGTGGCGGGTGGCGAAGGCCGGAACCATCGCCTGCTCACGTCGGTCGTCCTCGTCGTCGAACAGCTCGTCGAGTACGCCCAGATCGAGCGTCTCACCGTGGCCGGCAGACTTCGACGTCGACCAGATCGACAGATTCGAGTCGTTGCGGTAGTTGAGCCCCGTGTCCTCAGGCGAGTATCGCGGCTTCTCCACCTTGCGCCACAGAGGCGACTTCCTGATCATCGGGACGAAGTCCTTGCGGAACTTCTTACGACCGTCAGCGCCGGACTGCGCCGTGTAAGCGATGTTCTGCGGACGGCCGTCGAACGACTTCCACAACAGCGCCCGGTGATTGATCCACGACCAGACGACGACCGTCTTGCCCGCCTGACGCTCGACAGTGATCGTCACCTCGGGATACGCCGGGACCAGAACTTCGTGACCGAGCATCGACGAAACGTCCTCATCGACAACGAGCTCGCCGCCGACCATCGCCACCTCGACCTGCCACGGCATCAGGTCGATCTTGAACTTGCTCGCCGTCCAGATGATCTCCGGGCCGATGGTCGGCCGGTCAAGACTCCTCGGCGTCGCCCACCGCGGCTCGCATACGCTTGAACTCCTCGTCGAAAGCGTCGCCATCGTCGCTGCCACCAGAAGCACCATCCATCAGAGCCTTGAGCGCCAGCCGATATTCACGCCACAGCCGGTCATCGAACCCGGACTCGTCGACCGTCCGCGCCAGAGCTCGGCACGCCTCGATCAGCGCCGCGTGTTCCGGTCCCGTCGCGAGCGCCTCCACCATCATCTCCACCGCCTCCACGTGCGTCATCACTAAACCTCGGAGTCTGAGAGAGAATTTCGGAAGAGCTAGGTCTTCACTTGGGAGGCGCGTCGGAAAAAACCGGAAGCCAATCGAGTTGTTGATCGCGTTGTCGTCGCTTCAACTGCGCATAGCGGGTGCCACAACACACGGCCTCAGGTTGGAGTGCGCCGCCCACCTGTCCATCGATGACATGACCCGCCGTCCACCACTGTCGCTTACCCGTCCTGGTCAGCGGATGCTCAGCAAGGGTGCGCCCACACCTGGCACACAGGGTACCGGGGTCGGCGTACCACTGCGCTCGCAGCTTCGCGCTGGTGCAATGGTATGAGCCACGATAGTGCGGCGCCTTGACCCGGCCCATAGCTACAACAGGAGCAGGCCGAGGGCCAGGGCCCACAGTCCACCGCTGACCATCGCACTCTCGACGGCACGGGCGGCAAGGTGAACGACGGTGACGATGGCGAACAGGACAGCGGCGAGGAGGAACATGAACTCCGCCCAGTCGGCCTCACCCTTGACGATGGTGGCGATGCTGTGCATCACGCCTCCCCACACGCAACGATGCCCCGGTCCTCGGCGGACTCGGGGCATTCAATCAGTTGGCGCGGACTGTAGCACATCGATGCAGGTCAACGACGGACACTCGACGAATGAGTGAACTCATCGAACGCCTCGGCGCCGCCACACTCAAGCATCCATCGAGCTACCAGTTGCTGCTTCATACGTGCATCAAGTCGTGCATGGTACTCGGCCATCGCTCGTCGATGTCGTGCGACCTTGCGTCGCTGAGCTAACTCACGCACCCGCTCACGCGCCTGAGCTCGTTGCTCTTCGGTCCGGCATGGTGGTCCGCCATGCATAACACAACGCCCCTCGCATCGACGCCGACACCCACCACCATCTCCAAGGGGATCGATGTTCACACCAGCACAGTAGACAGCACAATCATGCGGAGCGATCCAGAGCAGATAGCCCAGGTGCGTACGCCGTGCCTCGACATCAGCGCCACAGTCGCAGGTCATGCTGTCTTTACCTTTCGTTGGTGCGCCTGCCGCAGTGGGGCAATGTCCTTCTCGGTAATGCGCCTCTGCTCATTGTGCATGATGATCAGGCGTCGAGGTGGCATGAACCCCTCGGTGATGTGGAAGTTGTAGCACCAACGGCAGAGCTCGCCTCGATGGCGGGCCTGGTGCCACCCGATGCGCAGGCATGAGCGGCAGTACATCTCAGTCAGGTCCACGGCCAGCAGCTCAGCAGTAGCAGGGCTCTCCATGCGCTGAGTGGCAGGCGATGACCATGCGGTGGTGATCGTCCACAGATCGACGCACGCCTCGGTCATCTGCCGCCTCGGTGTGTAGCGGCCGGCCCAGTCGGGGTCATGCTCGAGGTGGTCCTTGGCGACGATGACGCAACGGTAGGCGTACGCCACGTACGGCACAATGTTGAACGAGGCACGCGGCCAGACAGGTTGCTGCCGGGTGAGGGCGAGGACGAGCTGCCCACCGAGGACAGTGGCGAGACCGCCAGCCCGTTGAAGGTCGGCCAGTTTGCGGATGATGTGATCACGGTCGAAGGCGCGGGACTCGACGAGGCGATGGACGATGCTGTCGCCACTGCCGCCACCACCCGGGCCACCGTTGCCGGGGCTGGTGGTGGGATGGCCCGGAGTGAGCGCCTCCAGGTTGCGCTGAGCCTGGCCGGCGTGCTGCATCGTGTCGTGCAGCAGCGCCTCCCACTTGATCACGTCGTAGAGGAGCTTCAAGACATGGCTCCGAGGGATGGACGGCCAGTACAGGCGGGCTGGCCCAATCGATTGATCCGATACAGCAACCTCGACCAATCAGTTTCGTGAAACCAGTTCTTCTCCATGAGATGCGCCGTCCAATCGATGACCTCGGCGAGCGAGCGGATGCGACCGACATCGAACCAGTAGCCGTCTTCTTCCGGCCTGGGATCACAGCCACGGTGAATCGCCCACCAATGAGGCTCGCGGGGCAACTTCTCAAGCTCGCTCACCGGGAGGCACCGAAACCCAGACGCCGGCCAAGGGTGTTCAGCCTCCCACTCACTCGTCTCTCGGGCATGCCGCGTCCTCTCCCTGTTTGGTAATTCGACATATCCGTCCCCGTCCTTGATCAACCCGCCGCAGAGCTGGCACGCCCACTCCAGCCGAGCAGCAACCGGCTTCGACACGGGCTGCTGATTCCAGACCACATTGTGAACGGGCTTCTCAGCAATGATCACCTCCCGCTCAAAGACCTCGGCCTCGCGCCTATTGCTGGCCTCGAGGTGCTCAACGTTCATCCGCTCGACATCGGGCCACCACGGTTTGTCTCCGTGCTCTGAGGCACGATGCGCGGCATGGAGACTGATGCCGACATAGAGCAGGCGATCATCAGCATCGAAGAATCGATAGAGATCCATCAGAAGATTTCATCCTGTCTCGAAGGGCTCGTGGGTTCGATGGGAACAGGGGTCTTTACAAGACCCCCCTGGTTGTTCCCAACATCGCCGTTAGCTGTTCCTGCCTGTTCCCGAGGTTGTTCCCGCAGGTCATTAGCTATTTCTTGATCTGTTCCCGAAGGTTGTTCCGCACGGTCGTTATGGGGTGTTCCCAGCTTGTTCCCGATAGGAATGATTCCTAACTCTGATTGGCAACTCCTGCGATAACGCAGAGCCGCGGCCAGAATCTCAATGCGCCCGACATCCCTACCGTTGGCCTTCAACAGCTCCCGCGCCTTGTTCCGCGAGGCATCAAGAGGCACGCCAACAGCGTCGAGCTCTTTGGCCTTGGTCGCCGTGCCGGCGGGCCACGACGGCGCCGAACGTTCGAACCTGAGCGGGTTGTCACCCTGCTTCAGGTCCAACTTCTCAGGCACGGTGGCAACACGGGTGGCCTTGCGGTTGAGCTGCACGCCGTCATCGGTCGGCTTGATCTGCCAAACGATGTCGACGTCGTCGGCCTTCGCCGACGCTCCTCTCGAGCGCCCGCCTTCGTGCCCTTCGTGGTCGAGGCGGGCTGTGGATATCCCCACCGCCTTCAACGGCCCGATCGTGTATGTGTAGAGGTCGCGGAAGGTGTCGTTGTTGTTCTCCTCGCCGGCCACGATGCGGGTGACGGTGTCCAGCACTACGGCCACAGCCTCGTCACGCTCGACGAGTCGCATCAGGTTCTCCCCGCCCTCGCGGGTGTCGAGGGGCTTCAACATCGGGAACAGGTAGTAGGTCAGATAGCCCGTGATCTCTCCCGGCTCAACATCCATGTCCTGTAGGCGCGTGTCGACGTCGTCCTCGGTCATCTCGTAGTCGAGGTAGATCACCTTCATCCTCGGGATCGGACGACCAGTGAACGGGTCACGGCCGCGTGCCAACTGGACCGCGATCCACAGCATCACCAGCGACTTGCGCGACTTGCGTGGTGCGTGTATGTGGAGCTGCCTGCCGAGCGGCCAGAAGTCCTCCACCAACCATTCGTCGTGGTGGTCCCTCGCCCGTATTGCAAAGAAGTCCAGGGGCTCGGGCAGGTCGAAGCGTCGTGGTGGTGTTTCCCTGACCAGCCGCTCGAAGTAGTCCTGCTCGAGCTCTACGTCTGCACCAAGCTCGGCATGCCGCTTGACGCAGGCGGGGCAGTCCTCGCCGATGTCCAGCGCGACCCACTGGTGGTGGCAGACGGTGCACATCGCCTCTACGGCGTTGGGCCCGAAGTCGGGGCGGACGATGCCGAATTGGAACGCATGGCCGACCTCGCTCTCGTCGCCGATGGGTGGGGCGGTCATGGCCGCAGCTCATCTTGGGCGACATCGAGGGACCAGGCGCAGGATGGGCACCACCGGATTGTCGATCGCGTTGTGGCTCCGTAGCCGCCGTGGATGAACAGCGCCGGTTGGTCAATAGTGAGCGTGATGGTTCGGGCATCGCATGTTGGGCATCGGTCCCGCGGGATGACCATCAACGCGCTCACTTTGACACCTGCTGCCCGACGTCCTGGCTGTAGCGGGCCTTCTTCCACAGCTCAGCGCCCACCTGGCCGGCCTCGAGCTCCAGCCCCGAGGCGAGATCCCACACGGCATCGATGACGCGGTTGTAGTCAGCCGTCGACAGTTGCGGCAGGTCGCGAGTGCTCCATCGGGTGTCGTGGAGGATCTCTGCCGCGTAGCGCTGGGCGAGCAGCACCACGGAGCGATTCTCAAGCGCCGACGGCACAGGCGGTGACTGGTGAGGTCGTGCGGCGAACCACATCAGGCGTCGCCCCACGCCTTGAATCCCTCGGCATTCATCATCCAGCGTCGACCGGCGCGATCACCCCTGAACTTGGGGATGTCATGCCCGAGGCGTCGCGCCTTGGCCAGGCGATGAGTGGCAGCGTTGTACGTGATGCCGTAATGGGCAGCGACGGCGTCGACCGCGCTTCGATCAGCGGCGATCGCCCTTGACGCGACGCGGGCTACCTCTTGATAGTCGACGCTCACGACACATCCACCTCGCGAGCGAGCACCCATCGGCCCTTGCGCTTCGTCCACCCATACACAAATATCCGCCATCCCGCCTCGCGCACATGCCCCACATTGGGATGGTCGGCGATCTTGTTGACACGCGATGAGACGTTGGGCGCCGAGGTGGCCTGCACTAACAATGTTTCGTCTCTGCGCAGGGCGATAACGTCGCCGAATCCGAACAGATCCTGGCGGATACGGGCGTGTGGATTCCAATGCTCGACCACTGCTACGAGCGGCCATCCGTTCGCCCTCAGGTGACGCAACGTGAGCTGCGTCGGAGTCATTGTCATGGTCCCCCGGGCAGGAATCGGACCTGTCGAACTTGGTTCTGCCACCAGGCTCCCGGGGGTGCTCTGCTTCGCTTGCTCGCTTCCGGGCAGAGCGCCGTACTGCATGACCCCGATTCAGGGTCAGCAAGCGATCTAGGCGGGCAACCAGCCCGCTTTCACGGCTCCGTCATGGCATTCGTGGGAGCAGTATTTGCCGGCAATCGGTGGTTCTCCTTCGGGCACCTCGGGAGGATCGCCGGCATGGACCCAACCCCCGCAGAACTGACATTCGTCATGGTCTCCAAAGCACAGAAACACAGCATCCATCAGAACGGATCCTCCGAATAGCCAACGGTGTAATCAGCACCGCTCGGGTCGACGAGTTGCGTCCGAGACTCCTGCTGCAGCTCCAGGCGCAGGTCTTCGCAGCGCTGCGCCGTGGCCATCTCCTCGGGCCGTGGATGGCGCAGGCGGACGGTGCGGATCTTGCGTGGCTGCGAGCCCTTGCCGGGTACCTCGTCCTCGAATGTCCAGCGCATGACGTCGCCCACCTGCAGCCCACCCTCGAGCAGTTCGCAGGCGGTGGAGAACGAGCGGCCGACGTCGCCGGTACGTGTCTTGTCGAGGTCGGGATCCCAGCGGTCACGGCCGGCGAAGTAGATGACGGCCACCTCGTCGCGCTCTGCCGGGCGGTCGACCTCGTTCTCGGAGATCACCGCCTTGCCACCAGCGACGATGACGGTGACCTTGTCCTGCGTCTGCGGGTTGCCACGCTGATCGACCTTCTGTTGCCGCGTGGTGTAGTCGAGGCGTGGCACTTTGCTGATGTCGACGACGAACACATCGGCGTGGTCGCCCACGTTGCGGAGTTTGAGCGAGGGATGTCGAGTGCCCTCGCTTGTCGGTAATACGGTTCCCATCTAGTTGCCTCCTTGTGGCGTAGTTGGTGGGATTGTTGGGCGGTATTCGGCGCATGTGTGTGGCCACGGACCCCAAAGATGGACGGTCCGCTTCTCCCAGCAGCGCCAGCACCAT